CCCGCGTGAAGTTCAGCAGCTTGGGGCACTGTTTCAGGACATGCATCCCGTGGTTCCAGACAACGGATATGCCAATTTTCTCGCCGCTTTTCGGAAAAGGTGCAATTATCATAGTAAAGGCCGTGCTAGCCCATTTATTATTGATTGTGCTCAGAAATTTGTTGAAGAGTTGTTGCCAGCAGCTCTTCCGCAATTCCGATGGACAGAAAATTTGTTTGAAACTTGGCTAGATAAGTTTGGTACTGAGAAAAGGGCTCGCATGCTTGCTGCCCTTGACGGTATCGAAGAAGTTTCAAAGGAAAAATATGGTGAAAAGGAACTGTTTGATAAGGTGGAGAGTCTTCTTGTCGAGCATAAGCCTAACTGGGCTCCCAGAGTGATTTTCAAATCTTCGGATTTGAATAATGCTCTGGCTGGGCCTATTTTCAACGAGCTCATGGCGCGCCTTTCGGGTGTTTGCGATGCCATGGGCGGAAAGTATAGGTTTAGGCTCGCTTACAAGAAGATCCCCACTGACTACACAGATTTCATTTCACAGGGACCTGGGGAGTATGTTGAGTGTGATTTCAGCTCTAATGACAAGTTGCAGTGTTCTGATGTCATTGTCTTGGAAATGGCTCTTATGAGACGTTTGGGTTGCCCAGAATGGTTTGTTAGGTTGCACGCTACAACCAACAAATTTGTTGTCAAAAGTAGGGAACATGGTCTCAAGGCCACTCTTGAGAACATGTTGCCTACGGGCTGCCCTGACACCACTTTCAGGAATTGTTTTTGGAACATGTGCATCTTGTATTCTTTTCTTGTTAGAGTTGAAGCGAAGCGTTGTAGGGCTATTGTATTGGGGGATGATATGTTAGCTAAGATTGACGGTTTGAAAAGGCATGCAGCTAAGACTTATAGCAACATAGCATCTGAAGCTCGTATGGAAGCTAAGGTGTTCCGCCGTAAGTATTTGTTGCATTGCACGTTTGTCAGCAGGTTTTTTGTTCCTGCATACTCTAAGCATCTCACGATCCCCATTATTGGGAAGAGTATGGCCAGGTTTAACATGCGGGCAAATTACAACCTCAGTCTTACCGACGACCAATATATGGCCGGGAAGGCAATAGGTGGTGCGTACGAATTTCGCCACCTTGAACCAATCCGCGACGCTTTCATCTTGCGCTTTGACCACCATTGGCAGAGGGTTTTGGCCCAACGCCAAGAGGACAAGCACTTGCCAGTTGAACTGTCCTGGAATGCCAAAAGTGCGGGTGTCACTTTAAAGAACATTAAGGAGAAGATCTTTAATGTTGACTTGATACCTGACCTTGATTTCCATGGATTTTGTTATGACCGGTATGGGCTTGGTTCTGATGAGGTGGTTTCTTTTTGCGAAGATATCATACTTTGCACTGACAAGGT